ACTATTGTATCACTTTAAGAATAGAGGGTATAGAGGATTTGCCATGAATAGGCCAGATAAGAACATGAACAAGCTATCAAAAACCGAACTTGAGATAGGTGGTATACCAAACTCTAGCGAGGACGTGAGACAGGCACACGCATCATGTATAGAATCGTATATTGAGGAATATGTTGGATTTGATACAGAAGGAAATTATAGAGATCCAGAGACTATTGGTTCAATGTATTTTAATAAAACATTAGAAGACTGGGCCAGGTTTGACCCAACTAATAGAACAAAACACGATGCATCAATAAGTTCTGGATTAGCAATTATGGCTACAAGAAAGCACATGTTTATGCCAGAGAGAAAAGAATCAAAAATTAGTATTAAATTTGTAAGATATAACAACCAAGGCAGTCAAAGCAAAATTATAGAATAGAATGGAGAAACCATCTGTTATCATATATCAAAATCCGTTTCCAAGTCAAATGGTTTCGGATGAGGAAAAGCAAACCTATGAGTATGGGTTGAAGATTGGTAAAGCCATTGAAGGAGAATGGTTTAAGAGGAAAAACAATACCTGTAGATTTTATGATCAATGGGGAGAATTTCATAGGTTAAGACTATACGCTAGGGGACAACAGCCAGTACAGAAATACAAGGATGAACTAGCTATAAATGGAGATATGTCTATGATGAACTTAGACTGGACTCCAGTTCCAATAATACCTAAGTTTGTTGATGTTGTTGTAAATGGAATGTCTGACAGACTATTCAAGGTTAGAACAGAAGCTCAAGACGTTATGTCTGCTGAGAGAAAGAATATATTTCAAGAAATGATTGAAGCCGATATGGCAGCTAAAGATTTCTTGCAAATGACACAGGATCAGTTTGGTGTAAATGCATTTAATGTTGATCCAAAAGAACTTCCAGATACTGATGAAGAGCTTGAGCTGTATATGCAGATAAAATATAAGCCAAGCATAGAAATAGCAAACGAGATTGCTATTGATACTGTATTTGAAATGAACAGGTATGATGAGCTAAGAAAACTAATGAATTATGACTTAGTTACTTTAGGTATATCTGTTGTTAAACATTCCTTCTTAATTAATGATGGTCTTAAAGTTGATTATGTTGATCCTGCTAATTGGATTCACAGTTATACTGAAAAAAATGATTTTTCGGATTGCTACTATTTTGGCGAGGTTAAACAAATGCACTATACAGAGGTTCTTAAGATAGATCCTACGCTAACAGACGAGCAACTAAACGAAATAAGAAACAGTAGTGCTGCATGGTATACTTACTTTCCAATTATTAGAAACTATCAAGACGATTACTTTACAAATGAAATTGTAACCCTTATATACTTTAATTATAAGGCAAGTAAGAAGTTTGTTTGGAAGAAAAAGTTACTAGAAAATGGTGGAGAGAGAGTTATCAGAAAGGATGAAGGATTTAATCCACCAATGGAGGATGGAATGCCATTTGAGAGAGTAGAAGCAGTTAGGGATGTTTGGTATGAAGGAGTAATTGTTGCAGGAACAAACATAATATTAAAGTGGGAGATGATGCGTAATATGGTTCGTCCTAAGTCAGCATCACAAAGAGCTTATCCAAACTATGTTGCATTTGCTCCTAGAATGTACAAAGGAGCCATGGAGTCTTTGGTTAGACGAATGATTCCATTTGCCGATCAAATACAATTGACTCATCTAAAGTTACAGCAAGTTACTGCAAGAGTAGTTCCAGACGGTGTATTTATTGATGCTGATGGTATTAATGAGGTTGACTTAGGTACTGGAGCTGCATATAATCCAGAGGATGCGTTAAAGCTTTACTTTCAGACTGGTAGTGTAATTGGTAGAAGTTATACACAAGATGGTGAGTTCAATAATGCTAGAATACCAATCCAAGAGTTAAGCACAAATAGTGGTCAGGCTAAAATGTCTTCACTAATAAACAATTATAATCACTATCTCAATATGATTAGAGATGTGACAGGAGTAAATGAGGCTAGAGACGGAAGCATGCCTCATCCAGATGCATTAGTTGGTATACAGAAACTAGCGGCAATGAACTCTAATACAGCTACTAGACATATTTTAGAAGGTAATATAAATATAACTAAGAGATTATCTGAATGCATTTCAATAAGAATTGCAGACATACTAGAATATTCTGATTTTGCTGAAGAGTTTGCAATGCAGATTGGTAAGTATAATATATCTATTCTTGATGAAATTAGAGATTTATATTTATTTGATTTTGGAATTTTTATTGATCTTGCTCCAGACGAAGAGGAAAGACAAATGCTTGAGGCTAATATTCAAGTCGCTTTACAGCAACAAACAATTGACTTAGAAGACGCTATTGATATTAGAAATATCAAGAATATCAAGTTGGCCAATGAGTTGTTGAAGATGAAGAGAAAAAGAAGAATGGAACAACAGCAGAAAGACAAGCAGATGGAATATCAAATGCAAATGCAAACCAATATGCAGTCACAACAAGCTGCTGCTGAATCTAAAGCTCAGTTGTTGCAAATGGAATCTCAAAGCAAAATTCAAATTAAAGAGGCAGAGGCAAACTATGAGATAATGAAAATGAAAGCTGAAGCTGATTTAAAGAGAGAGTTAATGGAACTAGAATTCCAATACAACATGCAATTAAAAGGTGCTGAAGCAGAACAATTAAAGAAAAGAGACGAAGACAAAGAGAAAGCAAAAGATAAAAGAGTTGATCTGCAAGCATCTAGACAGTCTGATCTAATTAATCAAAGGAAGAATAATCTACCACCAATTAATTTTGAAAGTACAGAAGATTCTTTAGATGGATTTGACTTAGAGTCTTTTGGCCCAAAATAATACATAAAATTATTTGTTAACTTTGTAAAAAATTAAATTAAATTAACATGGAAGGAGAAATTAAAGTAAGGGCCGTAGACTTTGAAGAAAAGTCTGTTGCCGAAGTAGAAGAGCAGTTATTAAAACAGCACGAGGAATCAACTGGTATTGCTGCTGAACCTACTGAAACTGTAGAAACAATTGTTACTACACCAGAAACCGTAGAGACGGTTGTTACAGAAACAAATGAGCCAACAGTTGTTGACGAAATTGATGATAACAAAGTTCTTTCATATATTGGTAAAAGATACAACAAGGAAATAAATAACTTGGATGAGTTATTTGAGCAGAGACAACAGAATGATGATCTTCCAGAAGATGTTTCTGCATTCCTTAAGTATAAAAAAGAAACAGGACGTGGAATCGATGATTTTATTCGTTTGAATAAAAATTATGATGAAATGGACGAAGATGCTTTGCTCTTCGAGTATCAACGTGATCAGAATCCAGATTTAGATCCAGAAGACATTAAGTTTGATGTGTCTGATAGATTCTCTTACGATGAAGATTTTGATGATGAAAAAGAAATCAAAAAGAAACGATTAGCAAAGAAAAAAGAGCTCTCAAAAGCTAAGAAGTACTTTAACGACCTTAAAGAACAATACAGAGTTCCACTTGAGTCAAGGGAAACATTTGTTCCACAGGAAGAAAAAGAAAACTACGATGCTTTCAAGAGATATAAAGAGTCTTCCAAGTCTATGGAGGAAGAGAATGCTAAAAGATCAGAATTCTTCTCTAAAAAAACTAAAGAACTTTTTTCTGACAATTTTGAAGGTTTCAAATTTAATGTCGATGAGAATAAGAAGTTAGTTTATAAGCCAGGAGATAGTAAGAACTTACTGCAAGAACAAAATGATTTAAGGAATTTTGTTTCATCATTCCTTGATGATAATGGTTATCTTGCAGATGCAGAAGCCTTTCACCGTTCTATTGCTATAGCTAGAAACCCTGACAAGTTTGCCAAGTTCTTTTATGAAAAAGGAATTGCAGATGCGGTTGGAAGTGTTGCTAAAGAATCTAAAAATATTGACATGGTTCGTCAAGCTCCACAAGTAACTCCGTCAGAAGGTGTAAAGATTAAAGTAATAGATCCAGACAGAGGAAGTAGATTAGTAATTAAAAAACGTTAAACTTTTAAACTTTTAAAAAATGGCTGGTACATTATTAACGAGCCCTGGTGTTAATTTAACGCCAAGTGCTGTAAAGGCAACATTGCCTACAAACTACATTACAAACTTTGACTTCTTGAATCAGTATCTACCAGATACTTACGAACAAGAATTCGAGCGTTACGGAAACAGATCAATCGCATCTTTCTTGCGTATGGTTGGTGCTGAACTTCCTTCCAACTCTGACTTAATTAAATGGGCAGAGCAAGGTCGTTTACACACAAAATACACTGGATTGACTTTTGGTTCAATTGGTACTCCTGCTTCTGGACAACAAGTATTTACATTGGCTTCTGGTACTTGTAACTTTAGAGTTAATCAAACTGTATTTTTATCTTCTCAGCAAGTTGCTGCTGAGTCTGCTAAAGGTATTATTACAGCAGTAACTACAAATACATTTACAGTAGCATACTACGATTCAGCTTACAACGCAACTTCTCCATTTACTGGAGCTACTACTGCTGTTACTGCATTTGTATATGGTTCTGAATTTGCTAAAGGAACTAACGGAATGGTTGGGTCTTTAGAGGCTCAAGATACATTCTACGAAGTTAAGCCAGTTATCATTAAAGATACTTACAATGTATCTGGTTCTGATATGGCTCAAGTAGGATGGGTTGAGATAACTACAGAGAATGGAGCTACTGGGTACTACTGGTACATGAAGTCTGAGCACGAAACTCGTCTACGTTTTGAGGACTATCTTGAAATGACAATGGTAGAAGGTGTTCCAGCTGAGGCTGGTTCTGGAGCTGCTACATGGGCTCCTAATGGATTAATCCCACAACCTGTTGTTTCTCCTGCTACTACTGGTGCAGCTGGTACTCAAGGTTTATTTGATTCTATCGAAACTAGAGGTAATGTTTGGTCTGGAGGTAATCCATCTACATTAGGTGATTTTGATACTATTATTCAAAGACTTGACAAGCAAGGTGCTATCGCTGAAAACGTATTATTCTTAAATCGTCAGTTCTCTTTCGATATTGATGATATGTTGGCTGCTCAAAACTCTTACGGAGCTGGTGGTACTTCTTACGGTTTATTTGATAACAGTGAGGAAATGGCATTGAACTTAGGTTTCTCTGGATTCAAGAGAGGATACGAGTTCTACAAGACTGACTGGAAATACCTTAACGATGCAACTCTTCGTGGAGGTTTAGTTGGTGGTGTAGTTAACGGTGTATTGGTTCCTGCTGGGACAATGAGTGTATACGATCAAGTTCTTGGTAAAAACGCTAGACGACCATTCTTACATGTTCGTTACCGAGCTTCTGAGGCTGAGGATCGTAGATACAAAACTTGGATGACTGGTTCAGCTGGTGGTGCTGCAACTAGCGATCTTGATGCAATGCAAGTAAACTTCTTGTCTGAGAGAGCGCTTTGTACACTTGGTGCTAACAACTTTGTTATCTTCAAGGGATAATTGAAAAACTAAGGGAGGGGACTAGTTCCTCTCCCTTTTTATTATTAATAAATTAAATTATATCAAATGAAAACAACAAGAAAATCTGTGCTAGAACCAAAAGATAGGACTTATCTTTTGAAGAATGGAATGAATCCATTAACATACTTCCTTGCTTCTAAGGATACTCCAAGAAAACGTTTGCTTTATTATGATGAAGATACAAATACAAACAGGCCTCTTCGTTATGCTAGAAATGCTAACTCTCCATTTCAAGATGAGCAAGGTGAAAATGTAATAATCGAGCCAATTATTTTTGAGGATGGAGTATTAATGGTTCCAAAAAATAATCCAGTTTTACAAGAGTTCTTGCATTATCATCCTGGGAATGGAAGTGAATTCTATGAGTTTGATCAAGAAAAAGATGCTCAACAAGAGATAAAACATATGTATGATGAACTTGATGCTCAGTTAATTGCAAGAGAGATGCCATTTGATGAGTTAGAGCCAATCGCTAGATTGCTTCTTGGTGTATCTGTTGATACAATGAAAGTTTCTGAAATAAGAAGGGATATTATGATTTATGCCAAAAGATATCCACAGGACTTTATGGAGGCAGTAAATGACCCTAGTATTAAAGTTACTAGTTATGCTGCTAGAGCATTATCTGATGGATACTTAGCATTTAGAAACAATAAAAAAGAGATTTATTTTAATCTTAAAGACAACAAAAAGAAACTTCTTACTGTACCATTTGGTGAAGATCCTATTTATTTATTGTCTTCTTATTTGCAATCAGATGAAGGTGTTGACTTATACAAGTTTTTAGAAAATAAATTCTCAGAGAACTAATATAAATATATCTATCTAAAAGGCACTCTCACAAAGTGCCTTTTTTTATTTATCTTTGTAAAAAGCATTTCCATGATAAACGATGTTCGTGATAGTGTTATGTCTTTGCTAAATAAAGACAACAGAGGTTATATAACTCCTGCTGAATTTAACTCATACGCTAGACAAGCACAGTTAGATATATTTCAAAAATACATGTACGAGTATAGCAATGCTATGGTCAAACAAAATGCTCGTTATCATGGTGAAGGTCATTCTAATATAGTTAAAAGAGTATCTGAAATATTGGATAGATTTTCTGAATACAAAACAATGAACTATAATATAATAACTGGAACTCTTGATTTACCTTTAGATTATTATTATATAGAGAAAATAATATATAATAATTCAGTTGAAGTAGATAAGGTTGAACATTCTAAAATATTAAATCTTTTAAATTCCAATCTAACTGCTCCAACAGCAAGTTATCCGTCTTATATAGTTACGGCTGAACCAGGGTCATTGACTGTATATCCAAACTCACTTATGACTCCTTTATCGCCATCTAGTACAGCGACTAATATACAAATCAGATACGTAAGATACCCAAAAGATCCAGTTTGGACTTACAATACAATATCTGGAGGTGAACCAATATTTGACCCTTCAAATTTAAGCTATCAAGATTTTGAAGTTCCCTATGAGGAATTTGCTAATTTAGTTGTTAAAATATTACAATACGCTGGGCTTTCTATTAGAGAATCAGAAGTGGTTCAAGATGCAAAAGCAGAAGAGTTACAAACAGCACAACAAACACAATAACAAATGCCATATATAACTAACTATCAGTATTATACTAATAACGGTACAGCTCCACAAGATGCTAATTGGGGTAGTTATCAGTATGTTACATTAAAAGATATAATAAATAACTTCATGTTGATGTATGTTGGCAATGACAAATTGGTCAATAACGTTGACATATACAACGTTAGATTTCATGCTAAAAGAGCAATTCAAGAGATAAATTATGATGCTCTAAGAAACATTAAAGTAATGGAGTTAGAACTTGGTGAAGAACTAAAAATGATTTTACCTCCAGATTATATAAATTATGTTCGTATATCAATGTTGAAGGAAAACGTATTAATACCATTGGTAGAAAGCAGAACAGCTATAACAGCAACGGCATACTTACAAGATAATAATTTAGATATTGTTTTTGATTCAAATGGTGAGGTTGTTACAGGCACATCAAAACTAGATATATTAAGACAAGACAAACAGCTTTATACTGGTGCTGGACCATATAATGGTTACTATGGATGGTCTTATGAGGGTGACTGGTATTTTGGATACAATATTGGTGGTCGTTTTGGTTTAAATACTGATGACGCAAACCGTAATCCTCGTTTCACAATCAACAAAGCAGCAGGAGTTATAGACTTTAGTACTGGCGTAGAAAATTCTAAAATTGTTTTGGAATATATATCAGACGGAATGGAAAATGGTGATGACTCTTTAATAAGTATAAATAAACTAGCAGAAGAATATATATATTCATACTTGAAATGGGCTGTATTAAATAATAAGACAGGGATAACTGAATATGTAGTAAGAAGAGCTAGAGAAGAGAAATCTGCCAATCTAAGAAATGCAAAAATAAGATTGAGTAATATTCACCCATCTAGACTATTGATGAGTCTTAGGGGTCGTGATAAATGGATTAAATAAATATGGCTGAGGTTACTAGAACATTTATTAAGGGTGTAATGAATCAAGACCTTGATGAAAGGATCTTGCCTGATGGTATCTATAGAAGTGCTACCAATATAACTGTAGAAAGTTATGCCGCTGGTAATATAGGAGCTGTTCAGAATGCTTATGGAAATTCACTAAAAGCAGATATATCTCAAGTAATAAATACTGCAACAATAACCGATGCAACAGTAATAGGGGCTGTAGCATATGAACCAAAAAGACTTATTTATTGGTTAGTAACTGCAAATGAATTTGATGCAGTTATTGAGTATAATATTCAGTCTGGACAAACTACAAGAGTTCTTCAGTGTTCAAAACCAAATCCTGGTAGTCCATTAAACTTTAGTAAAAATTATATAGTTACTGGAATAAACTATATAGAAGGTCAAGACGGAAATAATTATTTATTTTGGACCGATAACTATAATCCACCTAGAAGAATAAATATTAACAGATGTAAAGGTTATACTGCTAATGATCCGTCAATAGCTAACGACATCAGCGTTATAATGGCTCCCCCACTAAACGCTCCATATATATCTCTATCTCAAGACAATAATCCAGACTCAACTAATATTAAGGAGAAATTTGTTTATTTTAGTTATAGGTATAAATACATAGATAACGAGTATAGCTCAATGTCTCCGTTCTCAGCTGTTGGTTTTGAAGCTGGCAAATTTGCCATTGATTATGAGACAGGCGACAATCTAGGAATGATAAATCAAAGAAATCAGATTGACATTCACTTTGAGACTGGAAATGAGTTTGTTCAAGAAATACAACTACTAGTTAGAGATACTAGAAGCCTAAACGTTATGATAATTGATAGCTTTAATAAAAATGAGCTAAACATTCAAGACAACACGACATATTCCTTTACATTTAGAAATAACAAAATACTTACCACTTTAACTAACGATCAAGTAACTAGATTATTTGATAATGTTCCACTTAAGGCATTGGCTCAAGACATTATTGGAAATAGATTGATATACGGAAATTATTTACAATTTAGAAATATAACAGATTCTAACAATGTAGACATAAACATAAACTTTACAGTTAATTATGTTCAGCAACCAATAACTGACAATAATCCAAAAAGATCATTTAGAAGTGATAGAGATTACGAGGTGGGTATAGTTTATACTGATGAGTACGGTAGGATGACAACAGTTCTAACTCCTGCATTAAGCAATGCTGTCAATCAATTGAGTAATGCTGTGTATATACCTCCAAGTGCTTCAGATACGGCAAATAGTTTGCAAGTTGAGATTAAACACAATCCGCCTTCATGGGCTACTAACTATAGGCTAGTATTAAAACAGAATAGGCGTGAGTATTATAATATATTCCCTAGATTATATGTATGTTATGGCCTATTTAGATATTTTTTAATTAATGAATCTGATAGAGATAAGTTTGGAGTTGGTGATTATGTTATATTAAAAAATGGTGGTGCTGGCGTGACTCATTCAAACAAACAATTTAAAATATTAGAATTAGAAGTTAAAACAGCTGGATTTAACAACATAACAACTGCTCCAGAAGGTTTATATTTTAAAATAAAAATAGAACCCAATGATGTTTCCACTCTACCAACTAGTGTAAATCAAACGTTTACTTCTACAACTCAAGGTACAAATAAATTAAATTGCAATACAGGAAATGAGAGAAATTCAATTACTGCATTAGCAAATGCATCTAATGTTAATTCATCTTTTGGCTATACATCAAAACCAGTTTTTTATGGTTCAATAGCTTCTGATTCAACTGCAATTTCTACAAATATAACATCGCCATTTACTGGTAACACAGTTCCAGGCCTTAATTTACCAATTCCAAGTAACCAAATAACTAATAGATATTTTTATAGCAGAGATTTGAGATATACTATAGAAATAAAACCTGGAAATAAATTTAATTATACTGTTGATTTATTTGGTGTGTCTAACTGGATAGAAGTTAATGATATACCAATAGTAGTTGGTCAAGTGTATAAAATAAAAACTCCAACTTATTCTCTTGGTAATACTTTTTATGGAAATGGTTATGGATCAGGCCCATTCTCTGGATTAACTTTAAATAATACTGCAAATTATTCTGCATTTTTTATACAATTTAATAGTAATAATTTTATAGTAGGTGATAAATGGAAAATAGGCGGTAGATCTCCAATTCCACCATCTCAAACATCTGTGTCTCTTGGAATGGGATCTAATTATTTTGGGTCATCATCAATAACTAATTCTAGTGTATATGGATTTACAGAAGGTTTGAATGGAGGTATGGCTGTTTTGTCTGGTGTATTTTCTGGACCTATAAGTGCTGGAGCATCAATTACAATACAAGTATTAAATGATAGATATAATAATAATGCGTATTCTAGTCCGCAAACATTTACATCTCCTCAAAATTATGAAAATATAGAGGAATGGTTTATAGAATCTGGAGCATGGACAACCTTTATTTCTAAAGATTTAAATAATGTAAATAGAGGCTCAAAACCAATTTGGTTTAGAGAAACAATTGGTGCATTATCTCAAATAACTCCTAATAACGGAAATCAAACAAATCAAATAGCTTATGATCCTACTTCTCAAAGGGTTACAATGTTTATGATGGGTTATGGAAATAAAAGTGGTTGTAAACAAAATATATTTGAAGTTAAATTTACAATTAATCAGATATTACCATCAAAATCTATAATATTAGAAACAGTTCCATTAGACACAGAATCCGAAATATTCCACGAACTTTCACGAACATTTCCAATTAAAAATGGGAAACATATATCAAGATGGTTTTTTGATAAAAGATCTAATGGGCCAAGTAGTAGCACAAGATTGACTCAATTAACAAAAGAATGGCCTCATTACTTTACATCTGGTGAAAAGATTTATCTAAATACAAATGGTGTTTCAAGTACTACTCAATACACAATTATAGGTACTCCTAGTAGGTATTCAATAGATGTTACTCCAGCTATATCTGTATCGCCATCATATCCAGGTTCTGTATCATATACCACGTATGAACAAGATCAAACATCTGTTACTAATGGCGCTAAAATACAGATAAATTATCCAGATTATCCAAATGGAGATTATAATTCATTTGCGTATAGTACAGCTCTTGAAACATATAGGATTAAAGATGCGTATAACGCACCTACAATGGATTACAGTCTTCGTGTAACAGCTATAGTCGATAATTATGAAGAGGAGTACAAGTTTGCATCGCTCACATACAG